AGCACGAATACCAGCAAGATCAAAAACAGCAGCTAACTCAAATTGTACAACAGTTCTATTTTCTGCTGATTTTCTATCAATTTTATATATTTCCTGTGGAAACTCTGCTGTAGGATCTGGTGTTCCAAATGGATTTACCTGTTGAGATGTAGTTGTCGTTGTTTCTTGAGTCGTTGTATTTGGGTCATTCATTGTTATTGTATTTCCCATCCCATTCCCATGGACTGTGCAATAATATCTCAAATCATTTGGAGCAGAAGGGTATGCTGGTTGATAAGTTACAGTAGCTCCTGCATTTCCAGCAGTTCCGACTACAGTTGTTGTCTGTGATCCTCCAGCATCAGATTTTATTGCTAAAGGATGTCCACTATTTGAAGAATCTGATTGGTCAAAAATATAAGTAGAACCTCTCTTCATTGTCAGAACAGGATAATTACTTCCATTAATAGCAAAAATATTAGATCCACCGACATTAACGACTGTTACTGTATAGGTTATGGATTCAGCATCAGCAGGATCAGCAATCGTTTCTGTAGTCGTAGTAGTAGTTGTAGTTACAGGAAAATTAACAGCATCAAGATAACGTGCCAAAGTTCTGATTCTTGTCACAGTAGCTCCTGTCAAATCATTTCCTGTAGTCACAGCATTTACATTTAATAAAATAGCTGTAATAGTTCCGAGAGCATTACTGACAGTAAGAGTAGGTCTGGGTAATTGACCTTTTGCAAATGCAAAACCTTCTGCCTCTATTGGCATTTTTAAATACTGATTACCAGCCCAGATAATATCTCCATTAGCATTTAAACTCGTTCCATTATGGAATCTATACGTCTGAGCAGAACCATGCAAAGTTGCATCAGTTGTTAATGTAAATAATTCAATTATTGCTGAAGGATTGATCTTTTGTAGATCAGTAATAATGGGAGCAGTACTCATGGTTCAAAAACTTCTCTAAATGTTGCTTGTATTGTGGCTCTATTGTTATAAGGTATTGATTTAGACCATCCTTCGCATACAAATTTTTGTGCAGTAGCTTCTCCAGGTGCAGTAAAATCAAAGCTATCACTATCATTTGCACGGGCATCAAGGAAAGTTTCTATCTCATCTGATTCTACTTCAGAGACATTGAAAGTAAAATTATAAACTTTCGGATTTTGATGTTCTGCTAATCCAAATAATA